ATTAGGTAAATCATATGATGATATTTCTCTAACAAGTTGTTTAATCTCTGAAATTTCAGGGTCTTCTCTTGTTGCATATGCTGCTACATTTACCCATGAATTCTCTTCATCTATGGTAACAGTTTCAGTTTTATCCGCTGAGAAATTTACAGTAGATGAACCATTATCAAATTCAGTTGCTCCTGTCATAATTTCATCCGGTATTGATTCTGTATGTTTTATCTTCTTCTCCACTTTTTTTGCCTTTGTTCTTTTAGGAGGGTGTTTACAACTCTCGTCACATCTATGGTTACGCTTGGTCATTGTCACTCTCCCATCTTTCAAATGCACTCATCTCGTTATCTACAAGTTCTCTTGCGTCTCTTACTGTCATTCTGGTAGCTTTTCTTAATTCATCTACTATTTTAGTTTTCTTCCAACCGAAATCTAAAGCAGTTTGTAAAGTAGTTTTAACAATATCAAAGTTATCAGGTGTTATACCTTTTGGGAAATTCTTTCTGATACCAGTTTGTGTACCACGTCCTGCACCTCTTGGGTCACCTTGTATTCCACCCTCTGTTCCCGGTCTCTGTTTTGCTGGTGCTCCTTGCATACGTTGTTGTTCTTCTTTAGGGTCAGCTCTACTTCTTCCACGTCCACCCGGTTTTATAACCGTATCAGTCTCATTTTCGTAACCACCTTGTTGTTCAAACTGGTCTTCCAATGTAATTACAGGATTTTGTGAAACAATAAATTCTCCTGTTGGTGTTCTTGAAACTTCAAAGCCAAGAGATTGATAGGCTTTCATGTTTTCTATTTCAACACCCTCTATCTGTAAGTCTCTAAGTTTGTCAGTCTCTTCACCCTCTTTCAATTTAATATCCCAATCATCGATACCAAGCGTATCTCCGATTTTTCTAAAGAATGCCTTGTATAAAATATCCTGTCCCCATTTGACAGCACGATTAGTAATAGTAACTTGAAGTCCCTCTTGTGACCAACCGGTAGGAAGTTCACCAAAGTAAAGTGGAAGAACACCGTATAATGCACCAATAATCATTCTAAGTTCTCTTCTAATAACTGTAAATTCTAATTCCTTAAGTGAGCCTGTGAAATCAAGCCACTCTGCCATCTTGCCAGAACCACCTCTGTCCTGTTCAACTAATAATGGTTGAATAGCATATGGGTCTTCCATTGATTTTTGCTGTAATACATCCCATGACTTTTTAAAAGTCTCATAGTTTCTTGAAGCCATGATGAGCATGCCTCTTGGTGGTCTCATCTTGTCGAAATATTTTCTAATGTATTCATCCATATGAGATAATGACATTGCCTTTGACCAGATGGTGTAGATTGGAGAATAACCGTAAAGCATTCCCGGAGAATATTTTCCTACTTTCCATAGAATTTCACCTTTTCCATAGACTACCCTTTTCGGGGTAGGAACACCAAGACCATATACAGTATTAACTTCAAACCAAGCATCAATTCCTACAGCATTACATATATTACATCTAGCCTCTTCACCATCCTTTACATACATTAGATTCTCTTTTCTATGTGCAGGGTCTGGACAGATTTTAACTTGAGCACCAGTGTCAGTATAACCTAATCTGCCATCTGCATCAACAATAAATGCAATTGATGGTGGGTCTATTCTGACATATTCTGTATATTCTTTAACAGTTGATTCACCTGTCTTGTCATTAATATCATATTTAGGTGATGTGAGTAAGAAAGCCATATCAAATATTTCTAAATCCTGTTCTATTTGTCTTGATACTTCCTCAAGAGTCTGTTGGTTTACGTTTACTGGTTTAGTCATTAATTCTTCTAATCTTTTTCTGTTCTTTGGGTCTGGTCTTACTATATTTGTCCCCCCACAAGTATCACACATCAAAGGTGAATCTTTGATATCTTTAACTGAATTATTAGGTAAATTATCTACTTTTATTTCTTCAGAATCCTCTTTTTTAGGAGGATATTCAAATTCTTTTGCACAATCACTGCATTTATACTTGAATCTTTCTAATATTTCAAACCCATTCTTAAACATTTCACGGTTTAAAGTGTCAATTGGAATTCTTACAGCGTCTACTGTCTTGGCTAATTCGACTACCATAGCCATTGGGAAAGGGAAAATTGGTAATTTAGCACCTGTATCAGTGCTCATCATAGGTGTAGATACTGTTGGTCTTACAGTTTGAGTAGTATTTCTTTTACTTAGAAAGTTAATCTTATCTAAAAAACCCATGTCTAATATTGTCAATGTGTCACACTATATAAGGTTTCTGTCAAGTTTTTGTCAATCAAAATTTATTTTTTTCATAATGAAATGGTCACCATCACCATCAGTCATATCACAACTATGTTGCCATGCATTACTGTTATCTTCAGTCGCCCAATCAAATAAACCATGTAACCATTCATGTGATATAACTCTACATATATCTTTGATACCATCTGCAAAATGATTTATATAATATGTTATTTTAAGGTCATCTGTAAAATATTCTGCCATAGGGTCATCTGACTCTCCGAACAAGTCAAATTCCTCATAAAACATGGTTATGCACCGTGTTTTTTACAATTCAAATCTCTAGTTTCTTTTATACAAGAGCATTTAGGCTCAGATTTAATAGGTTTTACTGCTATTTCTTCCTTTTGGGACACTTTTTCTTCCTTATGCATGGTCTTTTTATCACACATATCCTTAAAAAGATTACTAAAAAAGACTAACTAACCAGTATACTTAAATAAATAATTTAAATAAGTTATATAGAAATGTATAATGAAGATACAGAAACAGTGTTAAATGGAGTAAAATTCGTGTATAATTGCTTCAGAGAGTCAGATTTTAATATAAATTCCATGTCCCAAGAAGAATTAGAGGTGTTTTTTGACACAATTGCCGGTATGATTAGTGGTATATCTACTATTGTTTCTAATGTTGACCCCAAACTCCATGCAATCATAGAGAATTCATTAGAAGATTTATCTTTACGATAAATTTAATAACATTCATTATCTTTAATATAATATGGTCACAGAAATAATTTGTAGAGCTATAACAAATGGAACTTTTGATTCTGTCAGGGTTTCAGGTGTAACGTTATCAAATCAACTAGAAGATGATAAGAAATTTGGATTTCTAGAACCAACAAACGGTATTCTAACATATATTATTCTTAACAATGATAGAGAAATAAAAGAAAAACAAGTAAGAAGAGCAGTTGGAATGGCACTTTTCGGGTGGAGAATGAGAGTACCAATCAAATTTAGAAGAGTAAAAAACAGACTAGACGCAGATATTATACTTGAGTTTAGGTCAGAAGAAGAGGATGAAATACTAAATTCTAACACTTTAGCCTACATGTATTATCCATTAGGAGGGGTAAATAACGGTGTTTGTGTTATTAATAAGAGATTCCATTGGACTAATGATGGTAAAGGTGTTGATATGCATTATGTTGACCCTGTTCACTATCCCACACCAAAACATACAAACCCAATTGGGAAAACATATGATTTAGACAAGGTGTTAAGACATGAATTCGGTCATGGTATATTTGGTTTACCTCACTCACAAAATAATAATGTCATTATGACAGGTAATGAAAGTATAATGAGTGAACATTTACAAGATGAGGATGTAATTAGAGCACAAGCCAAAGCCGGTATCAGACGTGGGTTTGCACATCGGTTAACTAACATGTTACGTTGGTACAAGTTGCGAAGCAACTAAAAGATTACACAAGCCTTATATACATTAGTTACTATAACACAGTTGTGAATTATGCAACAGTTTTCATAGGGTTAATTTTGGTTGGAGCATTGGGTGTAGCGATAGGTGCGTCATCAACTTCTCAGCCTGAAATGAATACAATTTGTAACAATTTCCATTCTGAAGTTAAAATAGTCAAATCATATATTGATGGCAAAGTAGTGCCACTTGAAATTACTGAATATGTTTGTGATGATTTTGAGATGAGAAAATGAAATTATCTAGAAAAGAATTAGAGAATACCATATGCATAGCCTGTGGTAAACGTTTTGGTTACCATACAAAACAGGGGGGCACAAAGTTTAACTTACCCACCCTAATGGAATGTATGTTCAGAATACAGGGAACGTATGTCGAGATGGGTGACAGACATCGTCAGCAAGCATGTAAAAAAGACAAAGCGGAGCGTTCCGAGGAAGCGGAAGAGATTGAAGCACTTTGTTCATCTAATGTGGAGGAGATAATAAATGATTCTAAACACTGAAAAGATTAGACCATCTGGAACATTCTATATACATACTACACGTATATCTGGAGATGTATTTTATATAAAGATGTTTAGTGACCCTGATTATAAGAATCTAATATCTGAGGCTGTAGACTTTGCTTAACACATCTAAAATAAGAAAACTCAAGATTACAAGAGTTGCAGATTATGAATGGTGTTTAACACATCTTACAAAAAAGGAGATGGATGAATATGTTGAATACTGATAAAATTGACGGATTAGAATATTTCAAAAAAGAGCTAAGATATAATATATCTAAAATTTATGGAGTTGAATTAAATGTATAAGGATTCGATATTTGGATTAGACAAATCTAAAAAATATGCACTGGTAGGTGCAAGCAAGTGTGGTACTACAAGTTTCACAAAA